ATTGAGAAACAATGGATGGAAGCAAATAGTTAAAAAGCTTGCATAAATTATTGTTTTAGTTTACAAATAGAGTGTTGGATAACCATTCGGCCCAACTACGTGGTGAAACCATTAGTCGGTAGGTCTATAACCTACAAGTAACCGCCCTCTATGGCTAACGGTGTGCGATAAGTTAATTTTTATTTTTAATTTTATTGGAGAGTACCAATGGCTCAAAATGTAAGCACAGCGTTTGTAACTCTGTTTGAATCAGAAGTTAAACAAGCGTATCAAGGTGAAGCATTATTACGTGGCACAATGCGCGCTCGCTCAAATGTACAAGGTAACACCGTCAAATTCCCTAAAATTGGCAAAGGTGTTGCTAGCGTTCGTGTTCCACAAACTGATGTAACACCTCTAAATGTTACTTACTCACAAGTCACTCTTTCATTGACAGATTATATTGCTGCAGAATACAGCGATATTTTCCATCAGTCTCACATCAACTTTGATGAGAGGAGAGAACTCGTTGAGGTAGTATCAAAATCAATCGCTAGAAGAATGGATCAAATCTGCATAGATGCACTTGATGCTGCTGCTAGCCCTTCAACTGTTGCTACTTCTGTAGGTGGCGCAGGCACAAACATGAACATCGAAAAACTACGTGCTGCTGCTAAAGCACTTAATGAGAACAATGTTCCTTCTGAGGACAGATACCTTCTCATGCACGCTAGCCAACTAGATGCTCTATTAGGCGAAACCGAAATCACCAGCGCAGACTATGCTGCTGTGAAAGCTCTTGTTCGTGGCGAAATCAATACGTTCATGGGCTTCAACATCCTAACCATGGGTGATCGTGATGAAGGTGGACTTCCAAAACCATCAACTCGTACTTGCTATGCATGGCATAAAGATTCTTTAGGTTATGCAGAATCAATGGCGCAAAAAACCGAGGTGAACTATGTTCCTGAGAAAACATCTTTCTTAGTAAGCTCAATGTTCTCTGCTGGCGCAATCGCTATTGACGATGAAGGCATTGTACAAATTAGCTGTACTGAATAAGGAGGTAGATCATGGCATATTCATCAACTGGATGGTCAACTGTTTCTGCTTCTAAAGCAGGTAACAGCGTGGCTTTATACGCATATTCATCAGCAGATGCAATCGGAGATATAAATACTGCTGGGTATTTCAATACCCTATCTGACGTTCTTAACGTTGGAGATATTATCTTCGTAAGATCTTCCACTGGTGGAACTCAAGCAGTTAGCATTTGTTATGTAGCTTCAAACTCAGGTGGCGTTGTTGACGTTACTGATGGTTTGACAGTTACCTCTACAGATTCTGACTAAACCAACCGGGTATGGGGGCTTAACCGCCCCCTACCTACTTAGGATTTATTTATGGCAGCAGGCGATACAGACTTAAGCATTTGTTCAGACGCATTAATACTCATGGGGGCATCGCCCCTTTCCTCGTTTACTGAAGGAACAGATGCAGCACAGGCTTGTAGTCGCTTATATTATGATGTCAGAGATACTTTGATTGGCCGATATCCTTGGTCATGGAGTATGAAAAAAGTAGAATTAGGACAGTTAGTTACTGCTCCTATCAATGAATGGACTTATTCCTATCAATTACCAGGTGATATGTTATCTGGTGTTATTGCAGTCTTTGCAAGCAACGGTAATACAGAAAGACCAATGCACCATGGATGGGAAATATACGAAGATAAGTTATTCACAAACTTACCCACAGTCTATATAGATTATCAATACACAGTTTCAGAAAGTAAGATGCCACCCTACTTTGTGCATTTACTTAAACACGCTTTAGCTGCTGAATTATCAGTAGTAATTACCGATCAAATATCTAAAGCAGATTACTATAACAATGTAGCTTTTGGTACACCCGGAGAAAATCTTAGAGGTGGATTATTTAGACAAGCAATGAATACGGATAGTCGTGGCAAACCACCAGAAGTTATTGAGGATTATTCGCTTATAGATGTAAGAGGTTAAGATGGCTAAGATCGTTCAGTTTCAGACGAACTTTAGTGTTGGCGAACTTGATCCATTACTAAAAGCAAGAACTGATCTTGACCAATATCAAAACGCTTTAGAGACAGCAACTAACGTATATGTACAACCACAAGGCGGTGTAAAGCGCAGAGACGGTCTTAAGTTTATACATGACTTCGGTAGTTCTTTTACCAAGTTCAAGCTCATACCTTTTGAGTTTAGTGTTAATGATAGTTATACCTTAGTCGTTGTAGCTGGTCGTATTTATGTATTTAAAGCTGGCGTATTACAAACCAACATTAATTCATCAGGCAATGATTATATAACAGCAACCGCAATAACAGCAGATATGATTGATGAACTCAATTATACTCAAGCGATTGATACTATTATTCTAGCTCATGGTGATTTACATCCATACAGACTAGTACGTGATGCTGATACTGAATGGACTTTTGAGCAATTAGATTTATCTTTTATTCCTCAATATCCATTTACCCAGGATTACCATGAACCTACCTTTACTGTTACTCCTAGTGCTACCACAGGCAATATTACTTTAAACGCATCTTCAGTTACTACTGATACAGGTACAGCCCAAGGTGGTGGCGCAGATACTATTACATTAAAAGCAGCATCAAGTTTTACTACTGATGACCAACCTAACGGTATGTTTATAGAAATTACATCTGGTACAGGCGCAGGACAAACCAGGCACGTAGAAGATTATGTAGCTGCAACTAAATTATTATCAGTCTTTCCAGCATGGGATACTGCACCAGATGCAACATCTAGCTATGATATAAAGGCATATAAACCAGCAGCAGTAGGTGAATACGTTAATGTTAAAAACGGATTTGGTAGGGCTAGAATTGTACAATATGTTTCTGCCACATCAGTCAAAGCATACGTTACTATTCCTTTCTTTGATACATCAGCCATTACATCAGGCAACTGGGAATCAGAGCATGGTTACGAGAATACCTGGTCAGATACAAGAGGATGGCCTAAAGCTGTAACCTTCCATCAACAACGATTGTATTTTGGTGGTACAGATGCAAGACCTAACACAATATGGGGTTCTAGGATTGCCGATTACTTTAACTTTGATCCTGGCACTGCATTAGATGATGAAGGTGTAGAAGCTACGATTAACACCAATCAGCTAAACGTTATTACTAATATTACCTCATCAGGTGATTTAAGAATCTTTACTACTGCATCTGAGTTTGTAGTGGCTCAATCGTTTGGAGAACCTATTACTCCATCTAACTTCCAGGTTAAAGCACAATCAAGATATGGCAGTAAGCCTGGTGTACCGATTGAAGATCTAAACGGTGCTACGGTATTTGTACAAAGACAAGGTAAATCATTAATCAGTTTCCAATATACAGATTCAACTAACAGTTATCAGTCAACAACATTATCTGTATTAAGTTCACATCTTATTAAGACACCAACTGATCTGGCTATTAGACGAGCTACTAGCACAGACGAAACCGATAGATTATTTATTGTTAATGCCGATGATGGATCTATGACAGTCTATTCTATATTGGCAGTACAGAATGTTATTGCCCCTAGTAATTTTACTACCGATGGTTTATTTAAAGCTGTTGCAGTAGAAATAGATGATGTCTACGTTATTGTTAAAAGAACCATTAATAGTGTTGATAAATATTATTTAGAGAAGTTTGATAATACTCTAACATTAGATAGTGCATTAACCGGGGGTGCAGCAGCTAGTGTTAATGTTACGCATTTAGAAGCTAAAGAAATAGCCATCATTAGAGATGGTGCAATTGAGAACAGTCAGACTGTACCAGCGTCACCTTATACTGTTACCTTTGATACTGCAGCAACATCTAGCTATGAAGTTGGATTAGACTTTACTGTATCTATTGTTACGATGCCAACTGAACCAAGATTATCAACAGGCAGTGTCCAGGGTGTTAAAAAGCGTATAATACAAATAGATGCTTTAGTTTATGAAACACAAAGCATTAATATAAATGGTACAGAAATATCATTTAGAAACTTTGGTGAAGCTGTATTAGATACGCCCATCGAAGAATATACAGGTGTAAAAACTGTACATGGAATTTTAGGCTTTAGTGATACAGGCCAGATAACGATAACTCAGACCGTACCATTAAAGATGACATTATTAGGATTAGAATATCGAATGAGTATCGGTAATTAATATGATTATAGGAGACAGATAAATGCCAACTTGGTTATTGCCTGCAATTACAACAGGCGTTCAATTATTCTTAGGTAAGAAACAATATGATCTTACCAAAGAACAAGGTAAGCAAACACAAGAACAATATGATCAGGCAGCAGCCGATGCTTTATTACAAGGCAGAAGTGCTGCTATATCCTATAGACAGCAAGGTGCTGATATTTTAAATAATCTTAACAAAGTATTAGCAACAACAGCAGCAAGGGCAGCAGCCAGTGGTATTGAAGCTACTACAGGCAATCCATTTGCTGTAGCAGAACAAAGCACTAGGGATGCAGTCATGGAATATTACATTGCCAGGGATAATGCAACTTTAGAATATGCAGGTGCAGGCGCACAAGCAAGACTGTTTGCGGAAGCTGGCGTAGATGCACGCAAGGGTTATAGAGATAGTGCATTAATTAATGCTGGCTTTAACTTATTAGATATTGCACAAAATAATCCTTTTAAATTTACTAAACCAGCACAGCTATCTGCATTAAATGTTAGTGCACAAAGAATGACACCATCAGGTCAAATTATTGGTACTAGGAGTACAACATAATGGCACAGTTACCTAGATATACAAAAACAGGCATACAAGCAGTAGCCCCTCCCAGATTACAACGACCTAGTACAACTGCTAGAACAGAAATGATACGTGGTGATTTAGCACGTATGCAAGAATTTGTATCTACTAAAGTTAAAGAAAAAAGACGGAGAGAAGGAGAGCAGGCAGTATATGAATTTGGCGATGCTTCTATACTAGAACAAATATCACAAAGAGGTGGACCAAGAACTGAAGCAGAGAGAGCTGCTTACGCATTAGCAAACAGAGTAGGTGCAGACAGAATTGAGAGTCAAGCAAGATTTGAAATTGATAGAATCTTGGCAGATGCTCAACTTAATACAACACCTTATGAAAATGTTAATTCTCAATTATTAGATGTTGTTGATGGATTTTCTGCATCACTAAGTCAATTTGATGCCGGGGTTGCCGCATCATTAAGAAACAGATTAGAAACAGTAGCAGCTAATGCTGATTCACAATATTTAAATAGATACAATGTTTTACAACAACAAGCGGAAACTGTTGAATTTGAAGCGCTACAAACGCAAAGGCTTGATCAGATAAGAAATAGCCTTATTGCTACAGGCGGTATCATGGATCAAGATACAGCTAATGTATTAGAAAGCGCCAGGCAAAGTATTTTAGATCAAAATATATTTGATGAAATAAAACAACAACAATTAATTTCTTTAGAAAATCAAGTAACAGGATATTATATTGAATCACAAATATCTGCATTACCAAGCTATAGAGAGAGATCAGAAGCAATAGCAAGTATTGACGCTTTAGGTTCATTAACCAGTGAACAATTAGACGCCTATAAAAATAATCTACAAAATAAAAATAATGCAGCTTCAATTGCCGCAAAAGAAAATGCTATTTATAACTTTCAAACTTTAAACTTTGAAAACCAGTTAGATTATATTAATGAAATCCAGGCAAACCCATTACCAGAATTATCAATTAATGATAATCGAAGTTTATTAACCGCATTAAGCGGTATGGTAAACGCTAAAGTATCTATTGCAGAAGGTCAATCCAGAGAAATAGCATCTAATATTAGAGACTTTGAAACAATTATTACCAATGAAGGCATAGTCCAACCAGATAGGATTATTGCTATGGAAGATAGAATTGCAGCTTTGCCTACTCCATTCCAGGGAGAGCTATACGATCAATTAAATACATTCCAATTTATTAATAATACAGTTTCCACTTTTAAATCTATGAGACCTATCAGATTAGAAGAATTATTAAGCGTAATGCGAGATCAAGGATTAGAGGGAATAGGTATGGAAGGCATGGATGATCTTATGGAAACAAAGATATTTGAGTTAGGACAGAGCCTTCTAACTACCATGAAAAATAAGAGAGAGAGTGATCCTATTTCTTTGGGGCAAACAATGGGACAAATTACATCCAGTCCATTAGATTTTTCTACACCAGAAGCATTAGCTGCGTCTATACCAAAAAGAATCGAAGATGGGCTGGCAGTAAGGTCTTTGTATGGTGGTCCATTAAAATTCTTAACAAGTTTAGAAGCAAATACATTGGCAGAAACTTATGCGTCTGGTGATGCAATGACCAAATTAACTTTATTACAAACTGTTACACAAAACTTTGGTAATTATGCACCTGAAGTATTTGCCCAAATAAATGGTATTGATTCTAATATGGCTTTAGTAGGTGGATTATTAAATATAGGCCAGGCAAAAACAGCTAGAAATGTATTAGCAGGACAAGAATTAATAGCAAGTGGTATACAGGCAACAATAAACACTGTTGATGTACGTATGATACAAGATA